AAAAAGCGACTGGATTCTTTGGGTTATATTCACCCTTGGCTGCTTTGTCGTGGAGATTTTCATATATTTTCATCCAAAATGAACCAACTCCCTTTAAGTTAGCAAGCCCTGTAATTATAGCCTCCACCAAATCTATGAGTCGCGGTGCTAATTGCGATGATATGATTTGACCGATTAGCCCCATTTCATCCTTAAAGATTTTCAATTCAGTAGCCGTAGTGCCGCTCATTATTGCGCCAAGACTACGCATTTTTGCTTCCAGCGCAACAAAATCCTGCTTTAAGAATGGAATGATTTCGCCGAAATTCCTGAATCCGGGCGTTATCTTCCTGATTGACGCTTCCAAGTCCGCAACATTGTGTTGCAACACCGCCGTCCGCAACTGTCCCAACATCAAACTTCCGCCAGTTTGTGATTGCAACATTTCTTTAGTGATTCCTGCCTTGCCAAACGCAGCCATGAAATTCTTGCCCATGCTGCCGCCCTCCAACGCCTTTTCCCTTGCGATGTTGATTCCTTCGATTGCCTTCTCTAAAGATGTAAATTCTATCCGTGCTCGCAACGCGGCCTGTCGCATCACCTGCAACTGTTCAACTGTCAAGTCCAACCTTCTGCTCGCCTCAACTAATTCTTCCGCCGTTTCAATTGTCTTTCGGATGGCAGCTTGAATGGCATAAACCCCGACTGCTCCCACGACAAAACTCTTAATAAAATTCGCAACGGATAAACCAACCTTATTCAACCCGCGCTGAAATTGCGCGCCATCCAGACTTACCGTTGCCGCCAGATTCAGGCCGGGCATAACGCCTCCTTTTTCTGGCTTTCGGCCATCTTTTCAAAAACCTTCATGTTGGCTTCGCCTTCATCCACCATTTCCAGATAAAGTTCGTGCGGCATCAATCTGACTCGGCCTTCGTTCTCCATGTGTTTGAAATAATCCGCCAAAGCCTTTGCCAGTGGTTCTTCATCAATCTCGTCTTTTGTCCATCCCAAACTTCCGCGCAACACAACCTCGACATTGTTTGACCAGTGCGTGTTGGTATAATCGGGCGGGTTTTCGGTTTGAACTGGAAGCGCAACCCACGGCAGCGTTTGGCCTTCCTCAATGTATTGCTGGAATAAGGCTATTTTTTCGTAGATGCTGAATCCTTTTTCCGCGTTGATTTGCTTGCGAAGTTTTTTGCCCCACTTGCTTAATTCGGCTTGAAGTTTCCCGTCATTGAAAAGTTGTTTGAAGTCCCTGCATTGCATCCCGCAAATGGCTATGCCGGTAAATAAATCTTCAATCGTCGCCATGCCTTCTTCTTCCGAAACAAAAGCCACCCCAGCCCATTTCATCAACCGATACCGGCCAATGGATAATGGCAGAAGTTTAACGCCAAGTATGGTGTATTGCGGCGGGAAAATCGCCTTGAACTCGCTGGCCGCGTTAGAATCCCGCGCCGCGCTGGTTGGCGTGGGCGTTTCCATATCGCGGTTACGCCGGTTGAACGGCGGTAATTCCGGGGCGTTTTTCCATCGGCAAAGTAACTTCCGCCGATTTTGTTATGTCCCCGGCTATTTTAGCAGACCCCACGATTTCCCAATTCGTCGCAATCAAATCAGGATGCGAAGCGCAAGCGGTGATGCTGATTATTGTCCCCGGAGTAAGCGAAGCAAGGGTTGTTGCAGTAATCGCAGCCGCACGACCAGCCGCGCTGATAAACATTCGCAGATTGGCTTTTTTATGCAAATCATACCAGTTTCTAGCCACAATATCTCCCTGCAAAGCGCGAATATCTTCCTTGTCCGCGCCGGTTTCGTAATCGGCAGATTGCAAAAGCCAGCCTTTTATGACTGGCCCAGCATCAGTGATGCCATAATCGCCGGAGGAACTTTGGAAGCCAAAGTTGCAAGCGACGCCATTTGGGACGAGTGTTTGTGCCATAAAATTTATTCGTGTATTGTTTCGCCAATGACCGTTATTTGAGACAGACTGCGGCCAGCCTCACGATCAAGTTCACCGGTGATGACAACCAAAGCCGCATTGAACTTATCCGGCAACATTGCTATTTCTCCTGTCGCAAATGTTTTCACCGATTCAATCAAGGTCTGGTCTGCCGCGATTTTCTTCGTCTTATCCGCCGGGTCCGGCAAGTCCGGTCCCGCCTTTTTACCCTTTAATTCAGCCAAAGAACCATTTTTCAAAACGTGCAAACTGAATGAAAATGCGCTTGCGGCCATATGTTCACAAAGTGGCGATTGTCAACAATTACGCCGGCAACGCTCTGGAACAGCAATAGAGATTGAAATTGAAGCCAGTTAGCCAGTATTCAGCCGTTCTTTCGCGGATTGGTTGCCTGTCAATCAATCCCTGCACGGTCAAATCGCTTGCATTTGCCTCCAGTGAGGCCGGAAGGGTAGCCGCCATGATAAGAGGCTCAAGTATCGTTGCGGCGGCTTGGTGAGCCGTTAATTGGTCTGTTAAGCCGGTTGCATCAATGCTGACTGGCGTTTTTAGTTCGATAACAACATCAGCCCAAAAGTTCCCGGAACAAGGCGGGTATTCGGTGAAATCGCCATTACAGTAACAAATGATGGATTGCCCTGTTTTTTCGGTTTCGGCTTCACCGGCAAAGATTCGATATGTGGTCGCATCTGGCGCGGTCAATAGCGAGTCCGGCCAAGTGTTAATCGAGGCAAGATATGTCGCAGCAGCAGACTCAATTTTTTCAGCGAGTTCCATTCAATATGTGGCAGTTGTCAACGGGTTATAATTCCAACCAAATGGGCAGCTTCAGAAAGTTTTTTTTGCATATAATCCAACATTGACTGACGCTCAAAATCAAAAGCCTTTTGCAAGGCCGGGCCACCATATTTAATCAAAGCATCCTTTTTATCTCGTGTAGCGTTGGCTGCGTTTTCAATTATTGCCCGAACCCGAAAACCCGCACGCGCTGGCGTTGCTGTTCCTTTGGAACGCCCGACTTGTTTTACGGAAGAATCCGATCTTGCTGCCCCGCGAGTGCTTTTTACTAAAGAAGCCAGAATCTTAATGGCAGGCAACCAGCCTGACTTTAGAAATGCAGATGACTTGGCTCTTGCTCCTACTTTTTCTTTTATGGCGTTGGAAAGCAATTTCAGATAATAAGCCCTGCTCATTTTTCCGGAGATGCCGCGCAAATATGCGCCCCTCCTTTGGACTAATGCTATAATACGCGGTATTTCGTCGCTTGTTCCGGCTTGCGGCCCGACATGGCGGGTCGCTATTACCGTTTCTTTTAATTGTTCCCTAATTATTTGAGAACCGACTTTGGGTGTTTCTATAACCGCACGACGCGCAATGAAAAAGGCTTTAGTATTTACAATGTCTGGAATTGTACGAGAAGAAACGAGGACATATTGTCGCAAGGTTCGTTGAAACTCCCGGTCATCAATTTTGAATGAAACTCCATCTGGCATTATATCTTTTCGGCTGGATTTTCACAGGTCAAAACTATAAATGAGCCATCTGACGAAGCCTTTACGGAAACTATTTTTAGCGCAAGACCGTTCTGGTCAGTGATTGTCTGGCGTGATTTTGGCAGCGCAGAATCAAACAGCGAAGTTCTAATGCAGAACGCAGAATGGTTGCTTAAACTGAATCCGCCTTCGGCCATGAGCCGCAAACTCTCGGATGAATGTGGGATTGTAACGTAAGAGTTCCCGTTCCAAGTGACCGCCATGTTGCCCAACCCGCGATTCCCTTCGAGGTCTTTCAGTCCCCGCACTACTTCGTGTGATAGTCGGTTCATTCACTGGCCGAGATAATAAAATGCGTTGGTTGTGTAGGTTAAATAAGTATTAGTGACGTAACCCAGCGCATTGGTTTGTTCAACCAAAGCAACAGCGACAAGATTATTGGTCTTTAATGAATATCCGGTGACGCCAACAGCCGTTACGTTTGTTAGTCCAGTTCCGTTTCCAAAAAAAACATCGGCTGTATTGGTCAAATTCAATGCCGCTCCACTGATAACGCTGTTGGTCTTGGAATTAAGTTGCGCCTGAATATCACTTGTCACCGTGCTTAAATATCCGAATGTCAGGCTCGGATTATTCGTCCAAGTCTTGTCCTCATTGTAAATCCTAACGCTTGGATCAATGCTGATATATGCTCCATTCCGATATGTGTCGCTGGTAGCGTTATGGTCGCCAGCAAAAGAAATAAACGGAACAAAAACAGCCAGAATCAGTAAAAGATTTTTCATTAGTTGCCTCCCAAGTATTGAACGGTAACGGAACAATTTGTCCCAGTCAAACTACTCACGCTTGCCTCAAAATAGCCCCAGCGTTGGCCGGTAATCACAAACGAATTTGTCGCAACAGCCGTGCTTGTAATGTTTGTAACCGTAACCCAGTTTGTTGAGTCCAAACTCGAAAGTATATTTACCGTGTTAGTCCGGATAGTGGAATTGATGATAACAAATGTGTGATTCTTCACACTCTCAACATACAATGCCGAGCCGGTCTGATTAGTTGTCGCAGAAAGCAGCGTGGCGTTGATGGTATTAAGCGCAAAGGCTGGCGGGAATTGGCTCGCCATCACCGATGTTGCTACTAGAAAAATTCCGCAAATAAGTTTCTTCATAATCTTTTTAAGCAAAACGGACTGGCCGGTTTTTCCAGCCAGCCCGTGAAACATGAACCACCAAAATTACAGCAACAAACTGAATGTCACAGTTGCAGCCGAGCAATCATCACTCGTCGCTATCATGTGCCAAGCAACATATCGTTGAGTCCCCGGAGGTAATTTGTAATAAAACGTAGTCGCCACGCTGCCCGTGCCGCCAACACCAACCACATCGCACTCAATGAGCGGATTAGTGATAGCCGCGCCGCTAGTCGTCGCAGAGGTGTAAAGTTGGATTTGCAGGTTGTTCGTGGTCGTGTGACCCGTAATCGCCGGAACTACAATTTCCACGGTGATTTCTTCCGGGTTGAACGGGCCAGAACCGATGTCAAGATAGCTGGTCGTGTTATTCGTGTTATTCGGCGCGGCGTGTGTCGTGCTTAACGTATAATCCCGAACCAGTCTTTTGGTTTGAACTTGAGTAGCCATAAATTTTTATGTTTGGTTTGGTTTGTTAACAATCAATGAGGTGTCCCAGCCGCAGTCGCAGCTTCGACTGACGTAATGCTATCCGTTACATAGAGAGGAATCCCGTTGGATTCCACCGGCAAAGACGGAAATTGCAGAGCCGTTGCCGCTGTGATTGCATTGGTTGTTCCGCCAGAACCGGCAGCATAAACAGGTGTGCGCGAAGTTTGCAGCGCATAACGCTGTGCGCGGTTGCATAACAGATGCGTCGGCACAGTCCCCACAGGGAATTGAGCCAAAGCCTGCGCCACCAAACCGTCAGTCAGTGAATAATTGCTGGCCGTGCCCGGAGGAGCTAGGTTTTTGATTCGGCAAACTGATTTTGTGTAGTTGAAACTCAACCCGACGTAACCCGAAAGGTTGTTCAGAAACGCCCGATATTGGCTGTTTGTTCCGGTGATATACTGCGGAACCCATTGCTTGAGCATCAAACCCTGATTGTTGCCGTAAATAAACTCGCAACAATCCGGCTGATTCACTACCAACCATGCGCTTGAAGTTGTCGAGGCCAAACCACCAACCGCATTGGCGGTCACTTCCATATTGGTATAATCATACAGATAAACCAATCCGGCAAAACCAGCATCCGTCAGTGAAGGATTGCCATAATAAAATTGATTGCCGAGCGTGATTAGTTTTTGTTTGGCAACACCAAGTGCTTCATTGCCCAAAACCCAGTCCGCGCCAAATTCGGAAGCGTCCAGCACGGCTTCATCAACGCGCATCTGCGCGTCAAGGAAGAATGTCTGGTTGATGCGCTGATCCCAACGCGAAGCAACCACAGCCGTGCCGGTATTAACCTCGCGGAACGCGGGGCCGCCTGGTAACGCAGAGCGAACCAACGCCTTGTAGGTCGTGCCTTTGATGGGGCGACCAGAAATCACATTGACTTCCGGCGCGAACAAACGGACTTCTTCGACGATACCGACCGCTTGATCAGTCCCGTTCATTTTCGTAATGTCCAACAGCGTTAAGAATGTATCAGGCATAAATTTTCAGTATTTGATTGTTGTGTTTTGAAATTATCGTTTTGGAACGTAACCAGCCTTTTCCAAATCAGCTTTTGCGGCAGCGCGGACACGCGCCATGCCGGACAACTGCGACGTCGCCGTGGCGGTTGTTGGAACAACGGGTTGCGCCGGTGCGCCGATTGCAGCCGTAGCCTGTGCCAATTTTGCAGCCACTGTCGCGTCAACTTTTGATTCCGCAGCCGCAACTTTTCCTGTCAATTCAGTATTCATAGATTCGAGAGTTTTGATTTTGGTTTCCAATGTGCCAATGGTCTGTTTCGCCGTCATTAAATCGGTGGAAAGCTTGGCGTGTTCGCTCTGTTTTGCGATAGCATTTGATTTTGCTTCCTCATTTACCTCACCAGAGCCTTCGCAGGCTTCACATTCCACCATTCCTTCGCCCTTACATTCTGGACAAGCCTTCGCGCCCTTCACCTTTGGGCCAGAATTGGCTTCAATGGTGGTTTTTAGTTCGAGATTTTCGGCTTCCAGTTCTGCGATTCTGGCGTTAGCCGCACCAATACGGAAAATTTTTAGAGCCATAGTTCTACCCTGTAGAAATTGTCAACTAAATGAGGTGTTGACAGAATTTTGGGGAAATGCTATATTCGCCGCATGGTCAAGACAGCCAGTAATCTCAATGCTGCTCCCAACGGGTCAATTCCTCAATTGACTGTCTTGACCGACACCGTTGGGAGTGGCGTTGAAATTGAAGAAACTGAAACATGAAAACACAAAAACCAAACAAACAAGTTCAGATTCCGGCGATGGAAATTGAGCGAGCGACGATTACGCTCGTTGGTGATTCATCGTTAATCTGCCATGCGTGGTCGCAAAAGGTAAAACAGGGCATGTTACGGAAGCAGAAAAAGGAAGCGCAACAAGCGAAGGCGGCAAAAGACCCGGAGCAGGATTTCAAAGATTCTCTCTATCCGTTTCCGGGCGGCGGTTACGGCCATCCGACTGTGGCCTTCAAGTCTGCCGCCGTGGATGCCTGCTCGCACGTTTCGGAAATCACAAAAGTCGAGGCACGTGGAGCGTTTCACATTAACGGGGAACTTCTGAAAATTGAAGGCAAGCCGACAATGCGCGAGGATATGGTGCGAGTCGGAATGGGCAGCGCAGACTTGCGCTATCGCGGCGAGTTCAAGGAATGGAAAACCACATTCTCAATCCGGTTCAACAAGAATGTTTTGAGCATTGAGCAAATCGTTCTATTGTTCAACACCGCTGGTTTTGCCATCGGTGTTGGTGAGTGGCGTCCAGAGAAAAACGGTTCGCACGGAATGTTCCACGTCGCATGAAAACAAATAAAGTCATCACGGAATTAAAACGCATCGCCAATAAAAATGGCGGATTGCTTCAACCGGAAACGGTGGTGGAGTCGGCGCGCCCAGCGTCGTCACCGCTTCATAGCCGGTTTGAGTGGGATAACACGGTTGCAGGCCAGCAATATCGGATATGGCAGGCACGGCAACTTATTCGGGTATCGGTTGAAATTATTATTCCAAGCATGGAAAAACCTACTGATGTATTCGTGAGCTTGTCCACCGACAGGGAAAAAGAATCCGGCGGCTATCGCATCATGGTTGACGTTCTCACGGATAAACAAATGCGTCAGCAAATGCTTGCCGATGCGTTGGCAGAATTGGAAATCTTCCGAGAGAAATACAGTCGGCTGAAAGAATTGGCGGCTGTATTTGCTGCAATCAAAAAAGTGCGGAAGAAATAGACTTGGCAGGCAGGGCCGGGCAAGGCGCGGCGTGGCGCGGCGGGGCGGGGCAAGGCCGGGCAGGGCGCGGCATGGCAGGCGTGGCGAGGCAAGGCCCGGCAGGGCCGGGCAAGGCGCGGCAGGGCGCGGCGCGGCTGGGCGGGGCAGGGCGCGGCATGGCAGGCATGGCGGGGCAAGGCCGGGCAGGGCGCGGCGGGGCAAGGCGCGGCGAGGCAGGCATGGGAATAACCAATGACCAGCCGGATTGATTTCTGGCTGGTCAGTTTTTCAAACCCATCTCAATCACTTCCTCAATATCAGAAACAGTCCCATCCGTAAGCCCAATTTCCGCCGCTTCCTTGCCGTCAAAAATCTGGCCTTGCATGAATTCATCTGGAATTTCACGGTTCAAATTAACCGCGCTCTTGAAGTCGGCATGGATTGAGTCCACATCCTTTTGCAGCAATGCTTTTTCCTCGTCCGTCAACGGTTTCCAATACGCACCCATGAGTTTGTATTTACCCGCGCTGATGGCCTGCATGTTCTCGCCTTCCATCGCCATCTGGCGTGAAATGTCCATGTAAGCGCACCAAACCCCGATTGAACCGACACTGGCGGATTCTGTGGAATAAAAGTAATCACAGGCTGTAGCGAGCCAGAGTGCGCCGGAGCAACATTCTGAATCCGTGAACGCAACCGTTTCCTTATTTTGAATGGAAGCGATTTTTGCAGCCAATTCCGGTATGCCTGTGACCGCTCCGCCGGGACTTCTGAAATCAAAAATAATTCGTTCAATGTTTTCGTCTGCCAAAGCGATGTCGAGATCGTCTTTTACGGTGTCAAGGTCGCACCCGCCGCTCATCATATCCATTTGCTCAAGATGTTTTCCCAAAACTCCGTGAACCGGAATAATAGCCGTGTTACTGGTTTCCTGATATTCCTCATCCTCGTCAGGCTCGTCTTGTTCAATCTGTGGCATCATGCCGCCAGCCATGTGCGATTCCAATACGCGACAAATGGCAAAATACTTGGCTTGCGTTATCAGCAACGGCTCGTAAAGCAGTTTGCTCAATATGTTCGGAAAAGATTTCATGGCTTGTTTTGGTCTAATGGCTTTTCATTTTCTTGCGGTTGCGTTCCTTCCATTTCCTGTTCGCGTCGCGTGAATGTCGCCTGACCAATCATTGAAAGTTGCGAGCAGGCTTCCTGTATCGAAACTCCAAACTCATCGGCAATCTTCTTTGCGCGTGTGAACAAATCCCTGACCTCAACCTCGCGCTGTTCGCGTTTCAACATCCAATCACCGTTCCGTCTGGTTTCAATGTCGGCCAATGTTGACCAGCCAAGTTCGTATTCCATTTGGTCAGTCTGCGCATCATAACGCCTGTCTGCCGTGGGGTCGGGTGGCCCCTGATAAGTCCACCGATACCAATCATTGTCCATTGGCAATGACCCATCACGCAATGCGCCCTTTGCCAGACCGTAAGTGTCCACGCGCAATGTGGTTTTGCCGAGCATCCGGCGGCGTTTCTTCAATACACGGCAAATCTTGTCCACGATGACGCGCATCGGCGCACCGCCAACGTGTTTCGGGTCGAGCGAGAAAAACGAGTCCCATTCAGTCCCACGAAAAGCATCACGAACAACTGTGTCCATGAAAGTCTGAGAGTTTTCCGCTGGCCGATT